GTGCATCGACTCAAGATAGACCCTGAATTGGCACGCGCCGTAACTATTAAGTTGATGAGTTTCATGACTCTAGAAATCGCGTCGCGGATGAACACTCGCGATGAAGATGGTGAGAGGATTAAAACCTCAGAGTGGTTGGAAGAATTCATGAGCGACTTGGGTAATACAATAGCAGAAGATGTGATGGACGTTACCCACAAGGCAAATAATTGACGCCAGCCCCACGCGCGCGGGGGCACGCCTGCCCGCGTGGGGGTCAGCGCCGGGGCGGCGTACGGTACGCCGTGAGCTAGCCGCTACTGCCCGGTACTGATATAGCTGGGCGCCTGCCGCCGCACCGCGTATCATACGCCGCAGCCCACCAGTAGAATACCCTGAATGTCTGCTTAAGATATTGACAGCCACCCCGGCGTGTGGTATACTCAATCCTGCACAAAGCCCCCCTGTGTGCAAGCGGCGTTGCGGCGAGGATAAGGGCAGGCCAGCCCCCTCGCCGCAATCATTTCAGGGGATAGGGGCCTTAATCAATGGAAGCAATCAAGGGTGGATTCGCGTTTAATGACGTTGATGAAAAGACGATTAATCAACAAAGAGCGATTACTGCCCAGATAAATAATAATTTTATACAAGTCGGCGCTGTATTTCTGCAGATGTCCGGTAAGAATCCTTTTACTTCTGACTGGTATAAGAAAAAATTCCGCGACACTAATCTTCAAGATTGGATTGACAACCCCGACATGCGGGTTCTCAACCTAGGCTTCAATCTCCAATTTGGTTGGCTTGACGTAGACATAGACGCGGAAGACCCGCGCTACAATCGATGTATTTTATCAGCGTTCAAATTTCTAGGCATAGATAATAGATTCGCATTTGGCCGCATGTCGAAGGGTGTAGCTTCCCATATTATGGTGCAGCTGAATGAAATGGACTTGACTAATTATGACGCGATGAAGGAATTTGAGCCAAAGGAATTCAGAATAGAGGGGAAGCGATTTAAGTCCGAGCTACGTTCCATGGGGCCATTGGATGAGAAGTCACCGAATACGATCAAAGAATCGCGCCAGACCGTAATGCCAGGCTCCGTTTATACTAGCAAGACTAGTTCCAATCAGTTTGACATTTCGGTATGGTACACCAATAATGGTAAGATGGCTTCCCACATAGGGGAAGTAGCAGCGACCACGCCGCGTAAGACGGCATTCTCTACCCTTATTACAGGTATAGCATTCGGTACCTTCCTATACGTAATTCAACCCCACTGGGTGGAAGGTACTCGGCAGCATTTCGCTATCAAAATAGCTGGTTGGCTTGCTCGCCTAGTGCGCGAAAGTGTAGGCATTAATGAAAACGAAGGTATATCGCGCGGCACGTTCTGTCCGATCGGTACGCCAGAAACAGCCGAGTCGATGCTAGATTTCATCTGCGGCGAATTAGGAGACAAAGAAGCATATATGCGGAAGCGTGTATTCCGCGACGCCATGAAGAAGCTGGATAATAACCCCGATGCCAAAATCCCAGGTTGGCCTGCTTTGGAAGCTGAAATCGGTACCGAATCCTTGCTTGCATTGCGGACTGTATTTATGCCGGGTATCGATGTATCACCCCTTACTAAAATGGCAGATCGTTACATTTACGATGAAACCGACGACCAATACATTGACCGCGACAGGTTCTACTCGATTGCTAGATTTACACATGACGGGGCCGAATTGGATAGACGCCACCGCAACGACCTTATGGAAGTAGCTGGCAAGATGAAGCCAGTATTCAAACTGTTTGAGTCGTCGCCGCTTCGTAGGCGCGTCGGCGGCAGGGACTTATACCCCGATTTCCAACCGGGGGCTGTATTTCGCTTATCCCGATCGGGCGGCGTCATTCCAGACGACCAAGATAGCGAACCCGGCACGATGACTATGTTCAACACGTGGCGCGGCTGGCCAATTCTCCCGCCCAAGAATGTTGATAGTTCGCTGGTTGATAAGTGTAATTCCATGATGCACCAGCTCTTTGCTTATTTATGTCAAGACAACGAGAAGCAAATCGAATGGTTAAAAAGATGGATCGCGTGGACAGTACAGTTTCCGGGGCAGAAGCAGCAAGTCGCCCCTGTGTTTGTGGGGGGACAAGGCGTTGGAAAGTCCTTCTTTGGGAACATATTTCTGGAGCAGCTATTCCAGAACCAGTGGGGGTCTGCATCCCCGAAAATCCTGGAAGGTGCCTTCTCCGTGGAACCATTCATCAACAAGATGTTTGTCTTTATTGACGAGGCTAAATTCTACAGCGAGAGCAGCACCGACGAAATTAAGAAGCTAATCCGTGCTGACAGAATCGGTGGCGCCGAGAAGTTCATGTCGGCGAGAACGTTCAGGGTATTTGCCCGCGTCATATTTGCATCTAATAAATACGACATGAACATTGGGCAGCAGAACATACAAGACCGCGCGCTGTTCTACATCAAGGCGTACGACAAAGATTATAAGGGCATGAACGAAATCGACTTTAGAAATTGGACAGTTACGCTCAAACCATTCTTCGACGAGTTCCTCCTATTTATTCGCCGCATGGAAGTAAGAGAGCACTTCATGCACATCTTCAGCACGCTCCCGGTTGACCGCCACGAAATTGAAGATATATCGATATCAAGCAGCGCTGATAGCCACATTATCGAGTCTAATATGTCTTATGCTCGCCGCGTGGCGAAGCACATCATAGAGGAAGGTCGCATCTGGGAAGACCTGGACATTTCGGCGCCGTTCACTACGGTGGAATTTAATAAGCGGGTGGCCGACAGTTGTGAATCCATGCGCATTCGCTTTGTCCAGCCGCGCCACGTATTTAACGAATTCACCAGCGCTGGCTTACTCGAGCCGTGGATTTCTGGTGGTAACAAACTGTGGCGGTTCAAGTACAAGATTGGCACCCTCACCGAAATGATGGGTAATTCGATAGGCGTCGATCTAACTTCCCGGTTCATATTCACTGAGGATGATTTCGGCGAAAATAAATCGGAACTGATAGGCGCGAAGCCATGGAAGGGGAGCCTAGCTTCTAGGTTCAATATATAATATTCAAAGGGGACTTGACAGCAACCCATCAGCCGTGCTAGGATGCACCGATGGGCACCAGACCCAGAACATAGGAGAGTAGAATGAGTGACGAAACCCAAATCACGACGGAAGCGCCGAAGACCACGAAGTCGATCGTGCCGTCGAAGTACGCTGGACGGTACAAGAATGGCGGCGAAGATGCACTCGCCACGTTCATCAAGGAGCAGTGCGCAGAAGAGGGCAACTTCAAGTTCGACAAGTTCTTCGAACTGTGCCGCAAGAATGGGCTGCCGGAAGAGAAGGTAGCTCACTACGAAGGTCAGGTCGGCGAGAAGCGCCACGGCGCGGAAGGCCGTGCTCGCATGACGCTTCGCAACATGCTCGCCACGATCGTTCGCAAGAACAGCAAGGCGACCGGACTCGATGGCGTGGAAGTCGAACTCAGCCTGCCGAAGCCCGCCCTATCCGGGGCAGCGGCGAAAGCGGCCGAGTCTGCAGCGGCGTAACTAACCCCAGTCTCCGCCCTGCAGAAAGGCCCCGTCGTTCGGACACGGCGGGGCCTTCACTGTGTTTAAAGGGGGATTGACAGGCGCTGCGCGGTGTGATATACTATCAATACGGCACCAATCAAGGGCCGGTTCAGCGAGGCAGCGATGAATATGGATACCCTGCTCCATTTATCAGCCGTATGCGGCAGATTAAGCACTCTGGCAGTAGCAATCAGAGACGAGACTAACGACGTAGTTGCCAGCGGCGATCACATTCAAATCATCAAACACTACGACAAGCTGCGGCAAGTAACTGCACTAATCAAAGAGTCCCGCGAAGTCCTCGCCCAATTAGAGGAGAAGATGTCGCGGGAGCAAGTGCCCGACGCGCTGCGGGCGAATAACATCCGCACGATAACAGTGGAAGGAGTGGGCCGAGTGTCGCTTGGCACGCGGTGGTCTGCTTCTATGCCCGACAAGCAGGCGGGATTTGATTGGCTGCGCCACAATGGTCACGGCGGGGTCATTCAAGAGACTGTGAACGCCCAAACTCTGGGTGCACTCGCTAAAGAGCTGAATAACGACGGGACAGAACTCCCGGCGCCAACGTTTGCAACGAACATCATGACTTATACCAGCATCACGAAGGTGAAGTAATGACAACCACCAAAGATCTTAACGATTCGCTGCGCAACGCCATATTTTCCTTACAGCATTACGAGGAGGAAATGCAGACTCAACACGACGAATTAGAAGAAAAGCAGGGCGAGAAGGAGAGCGAAGCTCGCCAGCAGAAAATCGACGATCTTGTAAATCGCATCGAGATCGTGCAGGCAGCAATCGAAGCACTGGAGGCAGTAGAATGAGCAACGATATAGCGAAGACCAACGGGGCAGTTCCCGCCCATCTACAAGGATACGTCAAAGGAAAGATTGGTAACGTCGACTCTTCCGATCGCATTATACCTCGGATCAAACTGATCCAGGCTATTTCGCCGGAACTCCAGGACTTCGCCGACCAAGCCAAAGCGGGGCAGTTCTGGCACACCATCGCACAGGAAAATATGGGACCAGTCCTAAAGGCAATTCCCATCGTCATCCGCAAGTCCTACATTCTGTGGGCACCACGTTCGGACGACCGAGGAATTCTCGCCCGCGCAATGGATGGTGTTCATTGGGACCCGCCCGACGCCGAATTCACGGTCAAACCTAAGGGGTCAGCGAAGAGCGTAGTCTACAACACCAAGAAGACAGTGGCCGAATCCAAGCTGGACCAGTTCGGGACGTCAATTCCGGGGGATCAGAATTCGCCCCCGGCGGCGAGCCTCACCTATAACATGATGTGGTATTTGGTGGACTACCCAGAACTCAGTCCCTCCGTGATTATCAATACACGTTCAAGCATCAAACCGATGCAGCAGTTGTTGTCGCGGATCGATTCCAAACCGGTCCCGCATTACTGTCAAGTGTATAACATCGGATCGGTGCAGCAGAAGGGAGCCGAAGGACCATACTTTAATTTCGCCTATACCGGGGCGGGATTCGCTGACGAGGATCAAGCTAAATACTGTGCCGAAATGTACGAGCAGTTCAGCAAGGGTGGCTGGGCAGCGAACGACGAGTCAGAGGACACCCCTGATAAGCCGGTGTTCGATAACAGCCGCACTGGCAAAGATATGAAGGACGACATTCCGTTCTGATCCAACTCGGCGGTAGCACGAATTAACGTGCTTTGAACTGGCAGGGCGACTGTAAGCGTCCACCGCCACTTTTATGAGGGAAATGTGAAGCAAATAATCGACCCAGAAATAGCGCTTAATATCGTTCGCAACGACATACACCCAATTGCTTACGACACCGAAACCACTGGCCTAACCGTCAAGGACAGGATTTGCGGCTATGTCATCACGAATAGTGACCATTCTATATATTGTCCCGTCCGACACGAAGGAGGAGGCAACATACCTAACGCCGAGGAGTTTGAACGTGACTTGGCCAATGCTTTTTCAACTCGTAATCGACTCGATTATCGGACCGTGGGGCATAATTTGGGCTTTGATCTTAGGATCAGTCTTAGGCACGGGATTGTTCTTGGTTCTCCGTTAGAAGATACCATGATAAATGAGGCCATCATAAGTGATATCACACAAGGCTATGGACTGGAAGAATGCTGTATTCGACGCGGCGTCACGCCCAAGAAGGGTGCTGATATCTACGCCGAACTAGCTCGCCGGTATGGTGGAATTCCCGACCGCAAGCAGATGAAGTTCTTCTGGAAGCTGGAAGGTGACCATCCCCTTGTAATAGATTACGCTACGGGGGACGGTATTTCAACTCTGGAATTATGGTACGCGCAGCAACAAATCCTTGATAATGACGAGATCAGGAAGCCGTGGAAGCTAGAGTGCGACTTGCTTCCTTATGTGGCACGCATTCATCACCGGGGATTGAAGATTGACCCCGAATATGCGGGCACAGTCGTCGGCGAAATCAACGCCGCCGTGGCTGAGAAGAGCAAGGTATTCATACCGGGGTTCAACGTCCGGTCGCCCAAAGCGGTAGAACAACTGTACCGGGTAAATGGATTCACAGATGACAAGTTTGCGCGAACGGACAACGGCGCGTTTTCGTTTACAGAAAAATGGCTGGAAACTAACGACATCGGGCAAGCTATCTTATCAGTCAGACGTCTGGAGAAAGCCCGAGACAGCTTTATCACCCCGCTTATTGACACTCACAATGTCAACGGACGGGTTCACCCTATCCTCAACCAGTCCAAATCGGACGACTATGGAGTCGCAGGTGTCAGATTCTCGTGCAGCGAACCAAACCTCCAAGCATTCCCCAAGCGAAATATCGATGTCGGAAGAGTTGTTAGACGCTTGGTGGTCCCAGACGAAGGATTCGTTATTGAGGAGGCAGATGCAAAGCAGCAGGAACCAAGACTCTTTACTCACTATTCGGGTGACCCTGTGCTCACCGAAGGATACCGAAGCGGGACAATGGACATTCACGATCGAGCTTCCCAGGTCTTGGGCTTAGATCGCGAAACCGCTAAGCGAATGGGGATGGGGATGCTCACAATGATGTCCCCTCCCACCCTTGCGGGGCATATGCGTTGGCCACTGGACAAAGCGCGGGCGGCGCACTCTGCCTTCCTAACCGACGCATTCCCCAAAATCAAGGAATTCCAGGACACGGCTGTCCACGTATTTCGGAGACGGGGCTATGTTAAAACTATTCTCGGGAGACGTGCTTATTTGGACGACCCCCGATTTTCCTATCGCGCGGTGTCTCGGATCATCCAGAATGTTGGAGGGGAACACCTTAAAATGTGCTTGCTTGAAGCTTGTAAGTACGAAGATAGTTACCCCAGCGATGTCAACATACTGCTTACTATTCATGACAGCTTGTTATGGCAGCGTAATCCAAGTCATAAACCTGACGAGCTTATTCGAAGCATCGAGGGAGTTGCCGAAAAGCTAGAACTTAATGTTCCTATCCCATTCGGTTTGGGCAGCGGCAAAGATTGGGCACGCGCCTCGTATGGCGATAAACTGGATAAATATGACGAGTAAAAATACCTTGACAGGCCACTAGGAGTGTGTTAAAATGCCGTATCGCGCCGGGGACCCGACTGTGGAACTAGAGGCTACCATTGAAGTAACCACAGCCAAAGCCTACCTAATAAACCCCACGATGGGAACGAAGAGGGAAGTGTGGCTTCCTAAATCTCAGGTGGTTGGGATTTCTGACCCAGATGAAAATGGACAAAAGATTTTCACAGTTACTAAATGGTGGGCTGACAGAGCTGAGGTATTGGATGAATGAGTCTGAGCTAAAGACCAAGATGGTCAAGTCGGTGCGCGACCACGGGGGTTATGCGCGCCGCATCGAGGATTCATTCGCGGTGGGGACATTGGATACCATCCTTGTGCCGCGCGGATTGCCCGTATTCATGGCCGAGGTAAAAATGATTCGGGGCCTGTCGTTTGGTCCCACGCCGAGGCAATACATCGAAATGATACGGGTGAAGGAGGCAGCCGGGAATGGTAATCATATCATTCCAGTTTTGATAGGGTGGAAAAATGATACGTTCTACTTCCACGAGCCAATCCAGACAGTAAAAGCCACGGACTGTTTCTCGGTAACCACGACGAGTATCAACTTCCACGAGCAATTAGTCAAATATCACTACTACAGGAAAGGTACGACATGAATCCGAATATCAAGCCCACCGATCTAACTGTCTCCGAGAAGGTACTGCTCGACGCTGGCGACGCTATTCGCCAACGACTTAAGGAACATGGCCACACAGAACGTTCATTTGGTATGATTGCCGACATGTGGTCGGTTTACATTAACCATTCGTTCACTATTCGGGGCGAAGTCAAGCTGCGCCCTTACGACGTCGCCCAAATGATGACCATGGTGAAGAAGGCTCGTTCCACCTACGGTTATTCAGAGGACAATTTTACCGACGACGCGGGTTACACCTCTCTCGCTGCGATGCTTCACCCTGATCGCGAGCCTAAAGATGAGAAATGACCTGTTCAGGCCGCGCGGGGTGCATTGCCTCGTGGACGGCCAATTTGGTTCCACCGGGAAAGGAGCGTTAGCCGCTTGGCTGGCGCAACAAGGGTACGAACAGCCTAGTCACAAGTTCGCGTTCGCAGGGTCGATTTATAGCGGCGGACCGAACAGTGGTCATACTAGTTATTATAAAAATGAGAAGATCGTACTGAAACAATTGCCTACATTCGCTGTCTACATGGCGCATTTGGGCCTAATCATTCCTATCTATCTTTCAGCGGGGGCAGTAATTGACCGGGATATTCTCAGACAGGAGGCAGAAAGATACTCCGATATTCCTATATTTGTGCACCCCAACGCCGCGATTATTACCGACGAGGATCGGCGCGAAGAAGAGCGAGGCTCTATCGCCGAAGTGGCGGGGACTAGAAGTGGCACCGGGGCTGCTCTCGTCCGAAAGATACAAAGGGAGCCGACAGCTATTGCGGATCGTTCATTAGGTAGATTGACTACCAATGTGGTTCTCCAGGGTCACCGAATTAGGGCGGAATCCAAAGCTTACTTTATGGAAGTAGCGCAGGGGTTC